AGAGGTATTGCAAAATATGTATTGAGATTAAAACCATTCGAGTTCAAAAAAGAAAAATGTGTAAATTATTGTAATGATTTCATAGAAGTATTCCATGAGATAGAAAAAAATGATATTATTGTTGGCAATGAAATTAAAAAACAAAACTATATGTGGTATACCGCAACGGGAAGACCGAGTAATGCATGGGGTGGATTTAACTTTTCCGCTATGAATAAGAAAGATGGGACTCGTGATAAAATCCGTTCACGGTTTGAAGGTGGTAAAATTGTTCAATTCGATTATGATGCCTTTCATATAAAGTTGTTGGCAAAGATACTTGATTATCACTTCGACTATCATCCATACGAACAAATACGAGACGAATTAGGAATTGATATGGATTATGACCAATTCAAAGGAAAAGTATTTCAAAACATTTATGGAACAATAACTCCTGAATTTATGAATCATCCTTTCTTCCAAAGTGTTCAGGCAATGATTGATACATTATATGATCAATATGAAAATGGACATGAGGTAAAATCTTGGTTTTATGAAAAAAGATTTCGTGATATTCAAGATGTAACACCAAATAAGTTGTTCAATTATTTTCTGCAATCATTAGAGACTGAATATAATGTTCGTAAGATAAAAACTATATTGCCTCAAATGAAAGATAAAAAGTCGGTGTTTATGATGTATCTGTATGATGCATTTGTTTTTGATATTCATCCCGATGAAACCGAATTGACAGATATTCTTCATAGTGCATTCGAGACTGATAATATGTCAGTAAAAATTTACAAAGGCGATACTTTTGGTAGTATTATGCAAATTTAGAAACATATTTATATGTAATAGTATTTACAAAAATAGAGAGAGAGGTATTGAAGACACAGTTAGTATGCACATTTACTCCAAAATACAAAGTAGATTCTACAATTAAAGAAATACAAAATACATTTAGTTTGTTTAACAATAAAGTTTTTCATTTCAAAACATTTGATGTTAAGGGTGATTCTATATTGTCATATAATGTCATCATGGATAGTTACAAAAAATTCTTACCAAATTCGATAATGGTTCATCAAAAGCGTGAAACGAATACGATATACACCATTAATGCATTGAATGAATTAATAATGAATTTAAATAACGGTATTCTTGATAAATCATACCCAATCGAATGGGAAAGATATAGAAACTGTGCATTATTGAAAAACAAAGATGGATTTCGTGTTGTAAAAATATTCTTAATAAAAGTCTATAATTTGAATTAAAATATATTTATAGTAGGTGTATTTTATATTATTAGTGAATTTATATGAAAAAGAAAAACAATAACTATAATCAAATAGTAGAATCCATAACAAATGAAGTTATGAAAAGACTATTGGAAAAACTAGAAGTTTCCGAAGGAAATGGTTTTGATAATATATTCCAAGAGCTAAAAAAGAATCTTGAAAAGATAGAAATACTTCCAGATAGTAAAATAGATGGTAGTTACTATACCGAAAAACAAATTACTGATGTTTTGAAAAAAAGTGGTTATGAATATAAGAAAGCATTTGGAAATAAAATGCATTTCTTTAATAAACAAACTAGTATAAGTTTGTATATCGAACAACCTAAAAACATAATATCTTTGACACCATAGGATTTTTAAATGAAACCGAATTATATCAAAGAAGATTTGGATGAATCAAATGAAAAGTTTTTAAAGTATTTAATTTTAATAGATTCCACTGAGATTTTACAAAATAATCGTGGAATGATTTTTCATTTGATACCAAATATAAAATTACAAAAAGTATTACAATGGTATGAATCACTATCTGAATCAGAAAATTATGGGAATAAAGATAACAGAACAAAATTGGAGTCAATATCTTCTCGTTTTTATGATGATGGTACATTAAAAATTTTGTATAAATCGCTGCGTCAATTAATAACAATGCCGTATACAGAGCCAGATAAAGTTTCACATGATAAAGATGTAAAAAAAATGATAAAAAAAATATCAATATACATACAACAACGATTAACGGATTCCGATAAGGAGTTATTTGAAAAAATTCAATCAGATTTAAACGATGCAACAAAAAATCTATCGGACAAAATAGATTCCATAGTTTTATCTAGCATGGGATCATCAGAAGAATCTAATCAAAAAGAAAACCCACCGTCAGACGATAATAATGACGATCAACAATCTCAAGAACCAAAACAAGAAAATAAGATGAGTGAATATTATAGAAGAAGATTGAGTAAAAAAATTCGTGAAATGGTTAGAAGTGTTGTTATTGATAAAAAAACACAACGAATAAATAAAAAGGCATGATAAAAATAAGAGATATATTAACAGAGATTGGCATAGATAAGGGGGCGTTTCATGGTTTTGGTATGAAACCAAAAGATATGAGAGTTGATACCTGCAATGTTGAATGGACAAATCCGGATCAAGATACTGGATGTCCTGCATTTTCTGATTCGAGTAAAATATCAAAAGAAGACATTGAGAAGGCGATATTATATTTAAATGAAGAAACGCCGAAAACTCTTATTGCATATTCTCGTGGCGGTGCAATACTTCTTCAAGCATTATCAATGGGTGCTAAAAAACCAGATACAGTTTATTTAGTTGCTCCTGCGTGGAATAGACAATGGCCTACTATATCATTGACTGGATCTGAAATTAGTGGAGAAGGTGCAATAATTCACGGTGGTAGTGATAATATAGTTCCACTAAAGCATTCTGTTATTCTTGCGAAAGAAAGTGGTATGCCACTTTACGTATTTCCTGAACTAAATCATGTCAGTATATTAAAAAACAAAGAAAACCCAACATCCGGAAAATGGATTAAAGATGTTAGAAGTGCTAAAGCATTCCACATAATGTCAGTGCTTCCAGATTGGGGTTCAACTGGAAAGGCAACAGACGAAGAACTAAAAATACAAGAAGATTTTGTAAAAACTGTATAGAGAAAATTCTATGAAATATTCATTAGTAAACTTAATAAAAGAAATCAAAATAAAAATAAACGAAGAAGATACAAGAGATGAATTAAAAAGAATTTTGAAAAAAGATTATGTTACTTTTGTAAAAGAACTTGGTGATAAAATAGAAGATCCTAAATTTTTGGCTGCCATTAAATCATTATCATCGGAATCTCCGGTTCAAACAAGTAAGATTTCTCCTCAATGTATTAAATTGAAACCAACTCAAAACGAAGTTGTATTGAGTAAATCATTGAGTTACCCATTAAAAGATGCATCCAATACAGAGACATATCTTCGTGGTGGTATAGTTACCGTTGATAACAGACCAATAGTAACCGGTGGTGGAGGACAGTTTATTATTGACGGCCATCATCGTTGGTCACAGCTTTATTGTATAAATCCATATGCAAAAATAAGTTCAATGGATTTGACAAATGTTAAAAAACCAATAGAGGCGTTAAAAACAACACAGTTAGGTATTGGTGCAGAATTGGGTGAAATCCCAAGTGCAGAAGGTGGCGGTATAAATTTATTTACAATAGAAGAGAATGTATTAAAAAAATACGTGGTAGATAACATAACGGATGAAGTTGTTCAGACATTTGCAAAATATGAAAAAGGTGATAGTCCAGAAAAGATTGCTAACTACATTTGGTCTAATGTCCAAAAGATGAATGAAAACAATCAGCCAGTAGAAGATGCACCATCAAGAGAGGTTATGCCGCAAACCGATGATGCTCCAGATTGGAAGAATAGTGCCACCAATACTGAAAAACTACCAGAATCGGTTGGCATTAAGTTGAAAGACTTATTAAAAAAATAAAAAAATTGCTTGATTATTAAACATTAAATTAGTATATTAGTATACATTAAACAATAACCATTAGTGGTTAATCATTATTTTTATTACACATTAGGAGTTACATCATGAGCATTAATCTTGATGCAATCAAGAGTCGTTTGAACTCTTTAAAAAACACAAACAATCGCACATCTAATCTTTGGAAACCCGAACCGGGTGAACACCAAATCCGTATTGTCCCTTACATTCATAACAGAGAGAATCCATTTTTAGAAATGTATTTTCACTACAATCTCGGTAAAAGATCAATTCTTTCACCCGTATCTTTTGGTAGACCTGATCCAATCGTAGACTTTGCAGAAAAATTGAAACAAACTGGCGATAAGAGTGATTGGATTATGGGAAGAAAACTTGAACCAAAAATGAGAATTTATGTTCCTGTTATCATTCGTGGACAAGAAAATGAAGGTGTAAAGTTTTGGGGATTTGGTAAACAACTTTACCAAGAACTTCTTGGTTTCTTTGCTGATCCTGATTACGGTGATTTATCTGATTTGAAAACCGGTAGAGATATTGTTGTAACTGTAAAATCACCAGAAGAAACTGGCAGAGATTATGCAGAAACTACTATCCGAATCAAACCAAAAGAAACAGTAGTCACAGAAGATCAATCGGTTATTGAAAAAATAAAAGAGCAATCCAAAATCACAGAACTTTATCCTGAACCAACGTATGATGAATTAAAAATTCAATTACAAACATGGTTAGGTAAATCAGATGAACCTGCTGAGGATCTTAATTACAAACAAGAAAAGAAAGAAACAAAATCAGAAACATCATCCACATCTACTGATGATATTGGTGTTACATTTGATGACCTATTTTAATAAGGGTGTTTTATGGCAAAATCAAAAAGTGATTTATCCGATGAACTCGGTGGAGTCATTGCCGAAACTATAAACAAACAATTCAAAACACAAAATGTTAAGACCGCTTACTTTCTTGAAGGTGATAGTGATGCACCTACGATAGTAAAAGAATGGGTAGGAACTGGCTCAACCATGTTGGACTTGGCCATTTCCAATCGTAAGTATGGTGGTTTTCCTGTTGGTCGTGTATCTGAAATAACAGGTCTCGAACAATCTGGTAAATCTCTATTGGCAGCCCATGCACTTCTCAACA